CGCGATGAGATTAAGGAGGCTATGATTAGTGCCGCACAGAGTGCCGGTGCTGGTAATATTCCTGCTGGTGTGCGTCGTATGATTGCCGAGCTCACTGAGCCCAAGATTAATTGGCGTGAACTGCTCAAGCAGCAGATTCAGAGCACTATCCGCAACGACTATACTTGGATGCGTCCTTCGCGTAAGGGTTGGCACACTGGCGCTATCCTTCCTGGTATGAACTTTGATCAGACCATTGACATCTGTGTTTGTATTGATATGTCTGGTTCGATCAGCGACAAGCAGGCTAAGGACTTCCTGAGTGAGATTAAGGGCATTATGGATTCGTTCAAGGACTTCAAGTTGAAGCTGTGGACGTTCGATACTGAGGTTTACGATCCTATCGATATTACACAGGATAATATCCAGGACTTTGATTCTTACGATACCAAGGGCGGTGGTGGTACCGACTTTGATGTGAACTGGACTTTTATGAAAGAGGAACAGATTGTTCCTAAGAAGTTCATTATGTTCACTGACGGTTATCCGTGGGGTAGTTGGGGTGACGAAGATTACTGCGATACAATCTTTATCATTCACGGTCCTGCTAACATTACTCCGCCGTTTGGTGTATACAGCCACTATGATGAGAAGGCATGATGAAAGAGTTCAAAGTTAACCCACTCAATGTAATCGGTAGCAGGCGTCTAGAGTGCCTCCCTTCTCACATGACTCCTATTTCTGCAAAAGGATCAAGTGGATTGTATCGACACGATATAATTTCGTGGATTGAAGATAATCTAAAAGGACGTTATTGGATAGGATCGTTAACTAAATTAGACGATAATAGAATAGCAGCATACGATGCTATTGCTTTCGAAGATCCACATGAATCTACAATTTTTCTTTTAAGTTGTCCTCACTTGGCCAAATCTAAGGTTGCGTAAACAACTTCTCTGTTATATAATGTTGACATTGAAGGAGTAAAAATATGTCTGAAGAAAATAATAATCCTACACCTGCTGCTGCCCCACAGGGTGCTCCTGTTCAGGATGATCCTAATACAGTTGATTTAACTTTAAATGATTTGGCATCTCTAAAGTCTATTATTGATGTTGCTAGTAACAGAGGTGCATTTAAGCCTAATGAGATGGTAGCTGTTGGATCTGTATATACAAAGCTAGAAAAATTTCTAGAAGTGGCTGCAAAGCAGAGTCAGGCTGCTCAGCAGGCACAGGCAGCACCAAATGCTTAAACATGTTGGTAAAATGAAACATAATGATGCAAAGGTTTGCATTGTTTATAGAACATTACCTGGTGACTCTCACAGTGCATTAGTTATAGGAACAGCAACATTAGTTGATCTATATCATAATGCATTGATGCAAGTCGTAGAGAGCCAAGATGGCCAGCAGGCAAACGAATTAGGTGACGCTCTTAGTACGAGATTTTTCCCTGACGGAACAAACATATTAGAGCAACTTCACTTAACAGGTAAGCTTGTTAAAGTCGCTACAGATAAAGTTTGGATGACTCCAGATACTTCTACACAAGTTTCATTAGACGAGTTGAATCTAATGATTGCAGAGCAGAAGGGTGTTGCTCTTGATGATCTTTCTATTAAAGCTGATATGCCCCACGTTAAAAAGAATAATATTAAAGTAGACGAAGTTGAAATTAAGGACATTTCAGCATTAGATAATAGTAATCAAGCTATTGAATCAACAGATACTTTGATTCCTCCAAGCATTAATATTGATTCTGATAAGCCACTATCAGCTAGTGATTATCGTTCTCAAGCTGACAAACTATATAAGGAAGCAGCTAAACTAAGAAAATTGGCAGATGAGTTAGATCCGCCCAAGAAGAAGATAACAAGTGCCAAAAAGAATGCGGAAACCACTTAATCAAGACTTAGTCGATCAATGGCCTGAAATTTTAAGCGATGTTGACTTAGCTGCTGTTCCTATATATTACCTTCATAGTGTATTAATAACATTTAATGACGGTAATCAATGGAACGTAGTTTTAAAAAAAGAACATAAAGAAGATAAGGGCGAAAAATTTACAGAAACTTTAAATGAGCTTTTTCAGAATTATGAAAAAGAAATTAAACATGTGGATTTTCGCCTAGATATTGATAGATTGAAAAAAGACATTACTAAGACAACTAATAAATTTTTAAAGAGGAAGAAATGACTTTACGTAACGATATAGACTTTGCTAACGATACAAATTATGTTCCTGTTTTAGATCATGGTTTTGTAGGATTAGTAGATTATATGGGCGGCGACGATGCTATTGTTCAAGCAGCCCGGGTTAGTTATGGTAAAGGTACAAAAAGCGTAAACACTGATCGAGGCTTGATCCGCTATCTTATGCGCCACGAGCACACTACTCCTTTCGAGATGTGTGAAGTTAAATTTCATATTAAACTTCCTATTTTTGTTATGCGTCAGCTAGTAAGACACAGAACAGCGAGTTTGAACGAATATTCTGCTCGCTATTCTGTGGTTACTGACGAGTTTTATATTCCCCCTAAAGAACAGTTAAAAGAACAGAGCACTAATAATAAACAAGGACGCGAAGACGAACTTAGCGATGAAGAAAAAGAGTTTACTATCGAAAGTATGATGCGTACTTGGGAATATAACTATCAAACATACGAGCACTATATAAATCATTTTAATTTAGCTCGAGAATCTGCTAGAGCAGTTCTCCCTGTAGGTGGATATACAGAATGTTATTGGAAAGCTAATCTTAAAAACTTCCTACATATGGCTCGTTTGCGTATGGATCCTCATGCTCAGTGGGAAATTCGCGAATATGCTAATGCACTATATAATCTAGTAAAGCCCTTGTTTCCAGCGGCTTGTGAAGCATTCGAGGACTATCAAGTTGACTCTATTAAAGTTAGCGGTTTAGAAGTACCATTATTGCGTCGTTTAATTAGCCGTAACGCATGGTTAGATCTTTTAGAAGATTTTAGAGAAGAGGAAAATTTAGCTAAACATTTTGGATTAAGCCAGCGAGAATTAGAAGATTTTAAAAACAAATGGATCTCCTGAGACCTGATAGAATCTTGATAAATAAAAGAAGCAGATTCTACATTTCAGGAGCGCACTATGCCCTTAAGACTAAGACGAGGTACCAATGCCGAAAGACTCGGTTTTACACCTTCAGAAGGTGAACTTATCTATGTAATAGATAGTAAACGAATTTATGTAGGTGATGGTACTACTACCGGCGGAGTTGATATAGTTGCGGCTGCAGGTGGAGCATTAACCGCAGATTTAGACCTTAATAATAATGACATTTTAGGTACAGGAACCATTTCCATAAATGGAAATATAACTGCTACCAATTTTATAGGTAATGTAACAGGTAACGTAAACGGTAACACAACTGGTACGCATTTTGGTAACGTTATCGGTAATGTTACAGGAAATATATTTGGTAATCTTCAGGGTGATTTTGAAGGAGATTTATACGGCAGCGTTTGGGCTAACGATTCTACTAAGCTAGTTGATGCTCAAAATAATATACTAAGCACCGGTGATATTGTTCTATCAAATAATACTATAACAGTTGTACCTAATCTAACATCAGGTAACGGTAATCCTTATGGCAGAATTAGAATAGGTGGAGACGGCAATACAGCACAAATTCCTTATGTAACACTTCAAAGATTATGGAACGATGTTACTGTTTCTTTAGAAGAAAACTATGTTATTGTAAATGGTCTAGCTACACTCAAATATGACAATTATGCTTTGAGAGGTACATTTGCATCACCTGCATCTGTACAACCTGGAGATGGATTTTATAGTTTAAACGCTTATGGGCATGATGGATTAAATTATAATCTTTCAGCATCAATCTTTTTACAAGTTGACAATCTAGGAACAGTTGCTCCCGGAATAGTTCCAGGTAAAATTACAATGGCAACTTTTGGGTCTACAGGTATCCACTTCCTTGTATTTGAATCAAACGGAAGATTAGGTGTGAATAAAGCAAATCCGGATGTAGAACTAGACGTTTTAGGAAATGCTGAAATAACTGGAACCTTAAAGGCAGGTGGAGTTCAAGGATCATTCTTTGCCGACGACTCTTCCTTAATAATTGATGGTATTACAGGAACAGTTACATCTGATACTATAATAGGCGGAGGTGTTGTCTTATCTAGTGGATCGATTACAACTGCTGATAGTTCTGATTTATTTGTTAACCAATTAACTAGATTTACGAGTGATGTAATAATTGAAGGTAGTATTGATGTTAAAGAACTATCATCAAGCTCAACTGGATCTCCAGAGTTAATTGCTGCTCTAGATTTAAAATTAGGTGCAGGAAATGCTGTAATAATAACTAATGCACCATTTAGACTAGCAAGATTTACTACTAGTGAGAGAGATGCACTTTTTGCACAAAATGGTGATATGATATACAATACTACAACTGATAAATTCCAAGGTTACGAAAACGGTGCTTGGGTTGATTTAATATAAGAGACGGGAGCCAATCATAATGCAAACTAAAGAATACGTTGTTGGTCTAAAAAGAGGTGTTGATTTTAACACATTCTGGGCTGAAATGGAAAATCCAACTAATGGATTAACATATGTTCCTGATCGCGAAGTAGAAATAGTAAACGAACGCCTTGGTAGTATTCGTCAATGCCATTATGCTTTAACAGATGCAGAAGCAGATAAACTAAGACAAGACCCTCGTATATATTGTGTTGAGATTCCTCCCGGACAAAGAAAAGATATTCAAATTAAAAAGAATCTTATACAAGAAGGAAATTTTGATAAGGTTGGAAGTCCTTCTGGAAACTTTCAAAATTGGGGATTAAGTAGATGTAATTCTCAGACTAATAACTTTGGTTTAGGTAATACTTCTCCATCAAATTATGAATTTGTTTTAGAAGGAACAAATGTAGATATTGTAGTTATGGATAGTGGGTTGATGGCTGAACATCCAGAATTTACAAGTTATAAAAATAATGAATCAAGAGTAAAAATCATTGATTGGTATGTAGAAGCAGGTATGGCAACTATAGAGCCTGTAAATTTAAAAACAGCACCATATGTTTCTGTTTCATCAAACAGTTATATTAATTTTGAAAAAATAATTAATGCTTTCTGGAATTATTCATTTCAAACTCTAGGAGGTTCTCTTGTTCTAGGAGCTATCGTTTATAGTGAAGGTATTATACAGGATCCTGCTCAAAATAACATTTATGGTGGTGCAGAAGACAGCGGAAAAAGTTATAGAGTAAGATATGAAGGATGGGTTGATAGAAATACTTTTATTGAAAATCCAACTGCACCTGTTGATCTAATTTGGGAATGTAGATTTGTTGATGACAATTTAATTGAAATCTTAGCGGTACGTCATGATAAACCATTAGAAGCAGAATGGAGAATAAATTTATCTGAAAATTCAGAACCAATTAATTCAACAAGATCGATTGAATTAAGTATGTTTGAAGATGAAAGATTAATAAATGGTTCTGTACAAAGAAGCTGTGTTTTAGCATCTAGTGATGCTGGACTGACTTGGAATGTTTACGGAGATGATAATACAGATTATCATCTAGAACAAGCAGGAAGTACATGGAACATCGTAGAAGGTGTTGCAACAGAAAGAGGCGTAGGTAGTTTAGTTGAAATACCTAGTAATAATACAGGAACAAATGCATCAGATGAATCTGTACATGAATTTAATACTCCGTTTGATTTCTTCTGTGGTTTAGCTCCAGGTAATAAAAGAACAATTGGCGACGATACAGACGGACATGGAACTCATGTAGCAGGTATTGCAGCAGGTAAAACTTTTGGTTGGGCTAAAAATGCTAACATATATGCATTGAAAATTGAAGGTTTAGAGGGTCCAACTGATCCAGGTACTGGACTTCCGGTTGGTGATGCGTTTGACCTAGTTAAAAATTGGCATAATTTAAAGGCTGTAAATCCAATTACTGGAATTAAAAATCCAACAGTAGTAAACATGAGCTTTACCTTCAACTCTGTATATATAGCCATTACCGGTGGTAATTACAGAGGAACTCCTTGGGTAGGAACAGCACCAAATCCGGAATATGGTATGACTCCATTTGATGGATTTACCTGTCCTGTTAGAATAAACACCGTAGATATAGATATTCAAGAAATGATTGATGAAGGTATACATGTTGTTGTTGCTGCTGGAAATAATAGTCACAAAATTGATATTCCATCTGGACTAGATTATAATAATTATTTTATTCAAACTACAGATAGTGGTCCGGTTAATATTTATTATAATAGAGGATCTAGTCCTTACGACGACGAAGCATTTATTGTCGGTGCAACTAGCACTGTTCCTTATAGTGAAACACTAGATAAAAGAGATAATTATTCTAATCATGGTCCAGGAGTTGATATTTATGCTCCAGGAACCCTTATTTTAAGTTCAATGTCATGGATCAATGCATACAATATAGAAGTAGATACTTATTTTCCAACCCCAACAAGTGATATTTTTAAACAAGGATTATTAAGCGGTACTTCTATGGCTGCTCCTCAAGTAACAGGGATAATTGCTTTATTACTTGAACAATATCCCGAGGCAACCCCAGATCAAATTAAAGACTACATTTTAAATAATGCAACTGATAAAATATATGAAGGTAGTCCAACTGATCCTTACACTGATGTTTCTTCTTTACAAGGCGGAGAGGCAAAACATTTATATAATAAATTTGCTGTTAGTAAATCATTTCGACTTAAATTTGGAGGATAATAATCATATATAATATATGAAAATTATTACTTGGTCTAACGAACTTAACCTCGACGAGTTTTATGCAGAAGCAGCTCGTCGAGGTTTTGATAATAACTCCTCTCAAAAGAAAATGATCGACTGCCTAAAAAATGAATTAGAATGGCAAGTTTGGATTTTATATAAAAACGATAGAGCAGTAGGATCTGTAGCTTCCCATACATTTGATATAATGGGACCTAATAGTTATAGAATATGTGTAAGGAATTGTGCCTTTCCAGAAGCTTTGCCAAAAAAAACTTTTAATAAAAAATATTTTACAGAATATCAAAATATTTCTGCCCAAGTCTTTATTCCTACATGTATTAAATGGGTCGGAATAGACAAAAATTTATATATTACTACAAATGAATTAGAAGTAGGTAGTCAAAGATTAGTCCATAGAATATATATGCCATCTTTAGAAAAACAAGGTGTAGCAAAAAGAATAAAAGAAGTGTTTTATAGAAATACTTATCAAACTGTTTGGCAATTGTATCCTGTTAATTTTTTAGAAGAAATTAACAAATATCCTAGATGGCAAGTTTTTTAGTAGTCTTTAAAAACTCTTCCGATATTTTCGGAACTAATTCTGTCTTACCACATGTCCTTGCACAGATAAACATTTTTTCTTCTCCCCAATAATCTTTATGCCAATTAATGTTTTGCCAAACATTCCCATTTATAATATCTCTTATTGATTTCTTAGATGCATCATTAGTATCACCAATATTGTTTATATATTGAGAATATTGATCGCATAAAACTTTAGGACTAGGATGATTATGATCTGGGGGTTTTCTCATCGTAGGTAAAGCTAAGAAACAACACGGATAGACTTTCTTAAAAGCATCTATATAAATTTCTTTTTGATCTAAAACCATACATTCTACTTTAGTTTGGTTTATATATTTTTCATGTTCTTCAATTACTATCTTATCATTTTTATGTAAATTATTTCCAGTTGGAGGTTCTAAATAATGTGTAACATTTCCTTTTTTATCAAATACTTCAAATTTTTCTACGCCGCCTGTAAATCTAGTTGTATTCTTTACGATAAAATTTTCAAAACCTAATTCTTTTGCTCTTTTTTGAGCTTCTTCTACTTGATGTTCGTTGTGTTTAAATCTAATAAATGTCCATGTTGCTTTACCGCCTGCTCTAATAAAAGCTGTTGCGTTTTTAATAACATTGTCGTAAGTAGTTCCTATTCTGTATAAATGTTGAGTATCCTCTAATCCATCTAGCGCAAAATGAACACTATGTTTTATAGGAAGAGAATTGGCTAAATTTTCCCACCATTCAATTTTTCGAGCACCACCGTTAGTATGTATTCTTATACCTATATTAGGATTGATATTTTTTGCATAGGAAACCATATCAATCAAATTATCATTTAGTATAGGATCTCCAAAATTTCCACAAAAATAAAATCCAGCTAATTGATATAAAAGTTCTTCATTAAAAATAAATTTAAAATCATCTAAGGACCAATCTGCTAAAACAAGATTAGGATTTTCAATTCCTCCATGAAAATTTCGAGGACACATAGGACACGAAGCCTGACAATTACTTGTAATTTCTAAGTGAATTCTTTTTAAATCTTCAAATTTAAACATGGAATATTTAGTGTTTAAACCAATCTATCCAACCTTTAAATCCTTTTCTTCCAGAAATATTTGTAATTAATTCTGATTTATTTCCATTAAAATCTAAAACAAAGTTAACAACGTCATCAGGTCTTAGTGGTTTATCATCTGGAATTGGTAATCCTGCTCTATGTAAAACATGTGCAACATAATGAGAACAAATTTCACTATCATATATGTGAGGATTCATATTAAATCCAACCCGTAATGCATCTAAAAAATGATACATCCTACCTAACTTTCTTACAGCAACGCCCTCTATTTCGTCAGTCCATTTAATCCCTGTAGGAATTATTATAACCGGGAGATCTTCTTGCAGTAATCTTACTCTTACTCCGCTATTCCATATTGCTTCAAGAACATAATATCTTCCGTGAAATCTCCACAATAATCCAACATGGCTGTATTCACTTTTAGTAAACTTACAAATTATATGCCCTATTAAACTATTAGGTCGCCAAGCTAATAAAGAGCCACTAGGGTATTTTGAAATCATTAGTTCTTTTTCCTATAATCATATACCTATTATATAAAGGTAAACAGTTGACTCCTGCCCAAAGAACTTCAATGTGACTCTGTTCAATAAATTCTTCAAGAGAATTTGCGATTCTTACATGTTCCGGAATAACATAATTGTTACTTTGTAAAACTAATATAGCATCATTAGGCATATTACTCAACCATGTTTCATAATCTGTCTGTGATATGTGCTCGCATGACGTATTAATAATTACATCTGCATTAGTATTTACGTCTATCATATTAGAAGTTATAGCAGTAAATCTTCCTTCCATTTCTTCAATTTTATTCATAGTTGTAGCAGGTATTTCACAATCTGGATCTATATCAACAGAAACTAGTTTACTTATTATAATATCTGATTGAAATAAAAGACTTGCTAATATCCCCATCCAGCCACCGTGTATATCGATTTTAACTGCTTTTTTTATGAAAGGCTTAAGGTTTTCTATAAGCCATATTTTTGATCTAATTTGACCTTTCCAAAAACATTCTAGAATTCGATCTTTGTTTTCATTATTTCGTATGGCATCCATCCAATATAGAATATGTTCACTGTCTAAATTCATTTTGTAACCACTCCCAATCATTAATTTTCTTTAACATGTCTGTATCTTCTGCATATTTTATTCCAAATTCTTTTCCAGCTATGGCTCCTTTTATAGAATACTCACCATATTGTCTATCCTCACCAACGGAGCACCAAATATCTAGTCTTCCTTGTGTTTGACTGTCTACTTGACCTTCAATAATTCTGCTCGATAATTTTACACATTCTCTAAATGCTGATTTCCAAGTACTAAACGGATCTGTATTAAATGCTGTAATATTACTAACCTTTTGAACAGAATTGAATCTCTTACTTATAGATGTAGTCATATCTACCGAGTCAATATCCATGGATAAAACTAATTGCTTAGGTAAAAATTTTACTCCTCCGTACCCATAAACAAGATCATTTATAGGATTTTTACTTTGATGTACATATACTGTATTTCTTGACCATTGATTAACTTCTAATTCAAAATTAAAATCTGGGTCGATTATAGCATCTCCATCTACTACCCAAAACATTCTAGTATCTGAAAGTTTAGCTGCTTCTATATGAGCTCGATGAATACCTTTAACTCCATGTACTCGTTTAGCGTAAGGAAATCTATCTTTCAATTTTTTATAATTATTATCAGCATTTGGTTCATTATAACTTATAAAAATTATATCAAAGAAAGGATAATTTCCAACAACTTGGTTTATTTCTTTAGTATTAACAAAAAAATTATATTCTACTTCTTTTTTAGTTATTTTATAATTTTTAGGAAATAGATATAACCCACCAAAATATCCGTTTTTCTGTTTAAAAACATGAACATATTTTTGGTCCCATTCAGGAACTTCATATTCAAAATCAAAATCTTCATTAAGTTGAAATTCATCATCAATCAACCAAAAGAAATTAGTTAGAGATTTTTTTTGAGCTGAAAAAAATGATTCATTTATTGTAGTCTCATACTTTGCAAGTTTTAAAAGAGGAAATTTTTTTTGTAAGGTTAAAAAATTTTTATCCTTTTCTGTGGAAATATAGAAAACGTCATACATAGATTAAAAATACTTTTCTAAAAATTGAATTTCTGTTGGTATTATTTCTAATATATTTTCATTTCTAATTTTATCATGTTGAATAAACATTTTGTATTCTCTACGGATTTCTTCATCACTAGGTTGTTCACTATACATGAAATTTTGAATTCCGTCAATATCAGCTTTATACTGTTTCCAATCGTAAGATTCCCACTTATCTCTTATAATATCTTTTGCTTTTTTAGGTAACATAACTATGCTCATGTGTCGCGGACGATGTATAATATTATTCCATATTCTAAACTTAGGAGTATTACCTTCTACCCATGTATGAAATTCTGGTAGTTCCCAAGCATTGATCCATCCTATAGTATGACTAAATGTCATAGACAAGTTATTAGTTGTTTCATAAAATTTATGATACCTAATAATATTTTCTGAAACATTGTCCCAATTCCCCGGATGTCTAAGATAATTGTAAGTCTTGCCTAATCCATCAATACTTAACCCTACACCTATCCATTTAAAATTCTTACAAAGATACTCTATAATTTCTTCAGAATATATTGTGCCATTAGAACTCATATCCATAAGGATATTTTTACTTAAACCTTGATTAATTAGTTCTTTCCATAAATCTTGCCATTGCTTGATATAAAAAGGTTCACCACCGACAATTTCTAGTCTTTTTACAAATTGCATCCATTCATGTCTATTAGACCAAAGAACAGATTCTTTATCTCCGCTCTGTCCGTGAGGCATTGGATAGTTTGTATTACCTGTAAGCTGTTTCCATTCTGCCTGCCAAAGATTACTATGGCTAGGTGTACAACTACGACATTTTAGATTACAAGCGTTGCTAAGAATCATTTGATATTCTACAGGCAAATCTGGGTCTATATCATAGTTAACATTTTTACCAATTTCCCCATCAAGATAAGTTTGTCTTTTACTACGATATTGATTCTGTTCATCCTTTATACAAACTTCGCAACCTCTTGGTTTTTTACCATCACGAAATTCTTGCCTTAAGTCTTGCATAAACTTACTGGTAAAAATTTCTTTAACTGTATTCGTTTGTACATAGTATGGTTCACCGTTTTCCTGTGTTATATAATTTCTATATAAACAACATGGACGAACTTTACCATCAGGATCATTAGAAAACCCTGTCCACGGTAAACTACACATCCAAGGAGATTGAGTCATACCATTCCTTTATTTCCGGACCAAAAGTTTCACTAAAGTTTTTGCCCCTTCTCTTATCATATTGTTGATAGAATCTCTTAAAATCCTTTTCAGCAGTTTCTCTATCAAATCCTTCACCGTGTGGTATTTTTACCTTTTCCAAATAATCGATCAATCTATCTAAATGATTTACCTCAAACTCATCTAAAAATTTACTATCTTTATTTGTATCATACCAATCTTGTAATCTATCTTTATAAAATGCTCTTAAATGATCCGGGAGCACACACGGACCTTGAAAACTTGGAAAACGCATAATATTTAAAGAAAAACTTAGTTGTTGTCTTCCATAGATAGTTTTCCAAGAAAGCATAAGATCTAAAAAGTCTGTAAGACTATCTAAGCATAATGCATTAATAGTACACATTACATTAAGTCTCTCTAATTTCTTAGATTCTAATAGATAAAGCATATTAAAAGTCCACTGTTCCCAATTGAGTCCGTCTCTAATATACTCTGCTTGATTATTAAATGCCTCATTACTTGTATAAAGAGTAAACTTAATACCATCTAAAGAATTTAACAATCTATCTATCATGTCTTTTTCAAAACCTAAATTAGAATTAATAGCAAACTCAGTATTACTTTCTCCCTTGTGATTCATAAACCAATCAAGTAACTTCCAAGTATGCCCACTCATTAAAGGCTCTCCGCCTGTAATTCGCAGTTCTCTTAATGTCTTATGTAGATCAGCTTCCCACCATTTAAAGAATGCCTCAACATAAGGATTAGTTTCTTTAAAATCATATAATTGATCATGAGGATGATCATGTGTAAAGTGCCCACGACCGTCTGTAGTTAATCCTTCGTAAGGTCCGTTAGTTCTAATATCTTTAACCCACGTAGTAGAAAATGCAGGATTGCAGTAGCTACAAGCAAATTGACATGTTCTATCAAATGCTATTTCTAGAGTTCTAAGATTAACATCTTCTGTATAAGAAGTATTCTTTGCTGTATGAAGTTCTTCGTCTGAGTAGCACATACTTTTGTAAGCACGATCACTAACTTTATCAGAATACATATCTTCAATCTTCCAACAATACTCGCAGCCTTTTGGACGTTGACCAATTTGCATTTTTGCTCGATCATCTTTCTTTTGAGGAGTATTGTGCAGCATCTTATAATTCTTTTTAACTGCATCTGCGGAAACAAAATGTGCAGGAGGATGATGACAAGAAGTTGTTCTTCCAGAACCTAACCAGATAGTAGCATTATACCATTTTGCTCCACAAAAAGATGGAGACAACGGATCTAAAACTCTTTTCTTGTAATCTAAATCAGATTCACCATTCTTTTTAAACTGATCGACCATTTATTTTTCCACTTCTATTGAATTATACCATTCTACTAATTTATTGCTAAAAGTTTTATTAAAGTCTTTACCTCTTCTTTTATCATATTGTTGATAAAAGTTCTTAAAATCTTTCTCAGCATCAGAACGTACCCATGTAAATACATCTGACCTATCTGGTATATTAACATTACTTAGATAATTAATCAATCTATTAATATGTTGTATTTCAACATCATCAAACCATTCGTCTGTTACTTTACTATCTCTCCATTTTTTTAGATTTGTTTTATAAATCTTTTTTAGTTTTTCCGGTAATACATCAACGCTTTGGAAACTAGGTACTCTTAAAATATTTAAAGATATTTTTATAGAATTCTTTCCGTAAGTTCTTTTAAGTTGTAATATATCATCTAAAAATCTAGTTAAACTATCAAGACATAGTGCGTTAATTGTAGATGATATTTGTATTAATCTAAGTTTTTTTGATTCTAATAGATACTCTACATTATCTAACCATTGGAAATAATCCATTCCGTCACGAATATATTCTGCCCGAAGACTATATGCCTCGTTACTTGTATATATTATAAAAGATTCATTGTCTACATACGAGAGAAATTTATCTATTATATCTCTATCAAACCCTAAGTTAGTATTAATACCTATAGTTAAGTTACAGCTATTTTCTTTTAAACGATCAAGAAATTTCCAGGTATTTTTACTCATAAAAGGTTCACCGCCTGTAATTCTTAAATCTTTTACAGTTTTATGCAGATCTGCCTTCCACCATTTAAAGAATGCCTCTATATATGGTTTAGTTTCTTTGGAATCATAATCCCACTCATGGTCTGTTGTATAA